GAGGTGGACGCGGTCGTTGAGCAGGTGATGACCACCTACAACGCCACGCTGTTCTGCGACCCTCCAGGGTGGGCGAGCGAGATCGAGGAGTGGACGCGCAGGTACGGCAAGCGCGTGGCGGTCTTCCCTACCGCCACGATTGAGCGGATGGGTCCAGCCGTTGACCGATTCTTTACGGCCGTGGCGACTGGCGAAGGGCTGCGCCACGATGGCTCGCCGCTCCTAGCTCGACATATCAGCAATGTCCACACGCGCCTGACGCGCTATGGGCAGGTCTTGACCAAGGCATACAAGGCATCGCCTGACAGGATCGACGCGGCGGTCTCCGCCGTTGTGGCGTTCCAGGGTGTAAAGTTCCTGAAGGTTGAACCAAAGCAGACAGCGAAAGTGGAGTGGGTGAACCTATGATTCAGAATATCCTTGAGGTTGTGGGTGCGGCGTTTGTGATTGCAGGTCTCGCGCTATTCTCAATCCCAGTCGCATTGATCGCCACAGGCGTAGCCTTAGCTGCGCTCGGCTATACGCTAGGAGATCGTAAGTGAGCATCCTCCGTCGCCTTCTAGGCACCGAGCAACGCAATGTTTCTGGCGGACAGTGGCTCAGCGATAAGCCAGCCGAATCGTCAGCCGGAGTCCAACTCAATCAGCAGAATGCAACATCGATTGGCGCGTTGTACGCGGCCGTCAAGTTGTACGCCGACACCGTAGCGAGCCTCCCAGTTGGTGCCTTCATCCGTGACGGCGGCGTGCGCCGACCGGTGACGCGACCACTCTGGATTGATCGGCCCATCCCTGCGAACCCTAACTACACTGGCTTCCAGTTCCGCCACGCTGTTGTGTCAAGCCTGTTGCTTGACGGCAACGCCTTCATCCTGTTCCTGACTGACCGCCTTGGCGATGTCGTTGAGACGCGCGTGCTTGACCCACAGAAGGTTGAGATTCGGATGGACGAGATGGGCGCACCGATCTACATCGTGTCCACTGGCGACACCGCGTTCAGCGTTGGTCCTGACCAGATGGTGCATATCCCACTCTTCGCTACCGCTGGCACGATGCGTGGAATGTCGCCTGTCGAGCATCACCGCACGACACTCGGACTCGCCTCTGCCACGCAGCTCTACGCTGCGAAGTTCTACGAGAATGGCGCTGCTCCAAGTGCCGTCATCAAGGTGCCAGGTGAGTTGACGCAGGATGTCGCCGACTCCCTCCGCGCATCGTTCAGCCGTCGCCACGAAGGCGTAGAGAAGATGCACAAGATTGCGGTCCTGACCGGCGGCGCAGACTTCCAGCAGATGAGCGCCAAGATCAGCGATATGCAGCTCGTTGAGACGATGCACTGGGGCGTTGAGTCTATTGCTCGTATCTACGGCGTGCCGCTTCACCTGCTCCAGTACCCAGGTGGCAACACCTCTTACAGCAGCGTCGAGGTGATCAGCATCGAGTGGCTGCGCCTAGGGCTTGGTCCACTCATCGCGCGCATTGAGGCAGGGCTTCAACGCCTGATCGTTGGTCAGACCACCTTCATCAAGTTCAACATTGACGGCCTGCTCCGCCCTACGACCAAGGAGCGAATGGATTCCTACGCGGTCGCATTGAACTCAGGCATCCTAAACCTCAATGAGGTGCGCGCACTAGAGGACCGACCACCGCTCCCAGAGGGCGGCGATCAGTTCTGGAAGCCGCTCAACATCGGCGTAGTCGGACAGGCACCAGAGCCAGCAGCCGCTCGTGCGGTTGAGGTTCTGGCTGAGAAGTCAGAAGAGCCAGAGCAGATTGGCAAAGCGATTGCCGATGCGCTACGCTCTATGCCAGCACCGGTGGTCAATGTGACTACCGAGAAGCCGCGCTCTAAGAAGATTGAGCGCAATGAGAATGGCGACATTAGTCGCATCGTAGAGGAGTAAGAGATGGCAGGAATCGTCGCAGCTGGCGCAAACTTGATGCTCGGTGGCCTTACCGCTAACGCTGGCTTTGTCTCGCTACACACGGCTGATCCAGGGCTTACCGGCACAAGCGAAGTGACTGGCGGCTCGCCAGCCTACGCGCGCAAGGCAATCGCGTGGACTGCTGCTTCAGCGTCCGCAACATCGAACAGCGCGCAGATCGTCTTTGATGTGCCGACTGGCATCACGATTCGATACTTGGGCTACTGGTCAGCATCAACAAGCGGCACCTTCTACGGCAGCCGTATCCTTGACACCGCGCAGACCTACACCTCACAGGGAACCTACACTCTCGCTATCGGCGCGATTGCGGAGTCCGTCGCCTAAGACTTGCTGAAAGGGGAATAGGCTATGGCGACACGCCTATTCCAGCGATCTATCTCTGGTGTTGGTGCGTATACCGTTTCGCCTGCACCGAATCATTACAAAGCATTAGTTGCTAGTGCTTTAACCACAAGCTCAAGCGGCGACTCAGTCGTTCTCACCGCAGGCAGTTCTGCCTTTTCGTATGTCCTTAGCGCCCAGTTTTCAGCCTTGTTGCCTGCCGCAACTGGAACCTTCCTTGGGTCGTGGCGAATCTTTGTCAACTTCCAAGCCACTACCCCAACCAATGTCTACACAAAGTTTCGCGTGCATCGCGCAACGCTTTCTGGTACCGCACTCACCATTGTTGCAACAAGCCAGTGGTCAGGAGAGCGACTAACAAACCTAACCACGCAACGCTGGGAGTTGAGCCTTGATCAAGTTGATGTTGGAACTTGGGCCTCAACTGATCGTGTCATCATTGAGACCAACTACCGCAACGCCGGTGCGTCAAGCATCACGATTCAGCCAACTGGCGGTACCTACGCCAACACTATTGACACGCCATTCACAACTTCTGCTGCATTCGGCTATACCAACAACCTGCCAGTCGGACAGCGCGTCTACAACTACTCGCGCGGAGGCATTCGCGGCACTAGTCGATACTTGGTGCAGCAGCAATACAGCAGCACCAGCACCGGCACGGCAACTGGCACGAAGGGCGGTCAGAACTTCAACGGCAGCGTCACTGGCGTATCAACATCTAGCGGAACCATCGCCGCAGGCTTGCAAGGCTACGGCGGAACCATCGCTGGACTCTCCAACTCTAGCGGAACGATTGCCGCAGGGCTACAGGGATATGCAGGATCAAGCAGCGGATCTAGCACCAGCTCAGGAACGGTCAACGGCACGCCTGGACCTGAACCAGACACCGGAGGTGCGCTTCCGCAGTGGTGGTACACCGAGCAAGAGCGCCAGCCGCAGCCAGAGCCGCTGCAAGTCTTGGCGCTTACTGGCGCGATTCAAGCCAAGGCGTTGTACGCCACTGGTCGAGTGCGCGGCCGCGTCGGCTACATCGGTTCAGTCTCTGGCACAAATCGTGTGGAATCCTTCATCACCGCTGCGCGCGTGGGGTACTCTGGATCAGTACCGCCATCACGGCTCGTAGCAGATGGTCGCCTTAGCCGTGGTCGTGTCTTCACGACCAATGAGCTACTGATACTGATTGGAGAACTGTGAGCTACATCATCGTTGACCTAGACGGCACGCTGATCCTTGACGGCGACCTGCCGAATCAGCCGCTGATCGATCATCTCAATGAGGAAGTGATGTCAGGCGACAAGCAGATCATCGTCGTCTCTGCTCGTAAGATTGAGCGACTCCAAGAGACACGCGCCTGGCTGCAAGAGTACAAAGTGGCAGGCGTGGAAGAGGTACACCTCAACGACTTTGAGGGCAGCGCTTTCGCCACCGGCTTCCCATTCAAGGAGTACAAGTACGGCCTGCTAAAAGAGCAGTACGGCGACGAGCTGGAATACGCCATTGACAATGACCCAGCCGTCCGCGAGATGGCACGCGGTCTTGGTCTTGAGGCGTACTCGCCAGAGGAGTACATCGCTGACGAGGAGCGCGCTGTCTACGAAGTGCCGAACTACATCCGCGATGCAGCAGCCAGAGGCTTGTCCTTTGTTGAGGACGGTCTCGGCGGCGACGGCTTGCAGCCTGAGACCATCGCCGATGCGCGAGAACTTGCCGCTGGTCGAGCAGACACCGACAAGGTGATCCGCACCGCCGCTTGGATTCGCCGCCATCGCGGCGACTGGGAAGGCGTACCGCAGAACAGCGATTCGGATAACGCAGACTTCCCAGGTCCAGGTGCCGTTGCTGGCTTCCTCTGGGGTGTGGAAACGACTGACCCAGAGGCAACTGATCGCGTACTCTCGTGGGCAGATGCTTTGATCGCAGCTGAAGATAGGGAGATTGTGGATATGAAAGAGAAAGAAACTCGCTCGGTACCAATCGGTGAGTTCCGACTTGCTGAGGCTGGTGCTGACGGTCAGCGAACCTTTACCGGCTACGCCTCTATCTGGAACAGCGCCTCCGCTGGACTCCCATTCGAAGAGAAGATTGCGCCGAACGCTTTCAAGCGTTCACTGTCGCGCGCTGCCGCAGGGCAAAAGATCATCGCCTTCCTCTTTGGTCACGACGAGACACGCGCACTTGCCACCACGGCAAGCGGTCGCCTTCAGTTGACTGAGGATGAGACTGGCCTTCGCGTTGAGGCGAAACTCGACCCAGCCGATCCAGACGCAGCCAAGGTCATCTCGATGCTGACGCACGAGAGCGCCGCCGCTGGGATGTCGTTCGGCTTCCAGAAGGTTCAGGATGCGTGGGATGGCAACAACCGCACGATCAAGGAAGCCAACCTCTTCGAGGTGAGCATCCTTGCCGCCGGTGGTCAGACCCCTGCCTACCCTGCGACCCTTGGTCTCACGGCAATCCGCCAGGTCACTGCGCCAAAGATTGGCGTAGAGGCAGAGGCGCTGCTTGCCACACTGGAAACAATCAAGGCTGGACGCGAACTGTCCGCCGAGGAAGTGGTTGTTATTGATGCTGTCCGTTCCAAGCTCGCGCCAAAGCCTGTGGGGATTGATCCGTCAATCGCCGCTGCGCTGCTCGCGGTCTCGGCGGCAGAAGGTGACGCACTCTAGGTCACGAGCCACTGCCCCACCGCCCTTCGTC